CCAGGTGCATTTGTTCAAGGTATCATGGAAAACAAAGAATGGATGATGATTGACGGCAAGTTTGTAGAAGCTGATTTTGACCGCACAAAGAAAACAATTCAGAGGGTTTCCAAGGCACAACTAGAGGAAACCGCTCTAAAATTATTTGAAAACTACCTCAGAAAACTTTAATTTTATAAATAAGAAATCATAAGGAGATTCCTAATGGCAACATCAAAACTCATGGAAGCCGCAGCAGAGATTCTTGCAGGAAGCAAGAAATCAGCTCCTGCTATGCCGGCTGAGAAACTACCAGCAGAGATTCACGATGCTGGTGGCCCAACCCCACAAAATTATAAAAACGATGATAATTCTGCAAAGATTACTCCATCGTCAAAGAGTGCTGCGGCACCAACAACAAAGCCATCGGCTGCTTCTCCTGACAAGCAAGAAATGCTTGGCGGCGGTAAAAAAGAAATGAAGGAAGAAGAGCAGAAGGAAGAAGAAGTCATTGCTGAAAAGTCCCATGAAATGGAAGACGAAAAAGAAGATGACAAAGAAGATAAGAAAGAAGAAATGAAGAAGAAGATGAAAGAGGATATCAATTCTCTTTTTGCTGACGATTCTACCATTTCTGAAGAATTCAAATCTAAAGCTGCTACAATTTTTGAAGCTCGTGTCATGGACCGTGTTACTCAAATTGAAGAAGAGATTGAGGCAAAATATGCTGATATGCTCTCTGAAGCAGTTGACCAAATTAAATCTGACCTGACCAATAAAGTAGATGACTACCTCAACTATGTTGTTGAGCAGTGGTTGGCAGATAACGAAATTGCTATTGAATCCGGCCTGCGTGCTGAGATTACCGAAGAATTCATTGCTGGTCTGCGTAACCTCTTTGCTGAGCATTATATTGATGTTCCTGCTGAGAAGGTTGACCTCGTTGACGAGCTTGCTGGTAAAGTTGAAGAACTTGAGAGCAAACTCAACGAAGAGATTGAGCGTGGCATTGGTTTTGCCAAAGCTCTCGTAGAGTCCCGCAAGAGTGAAATTACCCGTGAAGTTACTGAAGGCCTCACAACCACCCAAGCTGAAAAAGTAAAATCACTCGCAGAGAGTGTTGAGTTTTCCACAGAGGAAGAATACAAAGAGAAGCTTGAGACAATTCGTGAGAACTACTTCCCATCTGGCGTTAAAAAGGCCGATGAGACACAACTGCACGAACAGGTAGAAGAAACTGGCGAACAAAAGGTTGTTGACCCATTTGTAGCTGCCGTTTCTAAAGCAATTTCTAAAACCAAAGTTTAAGTAATAATTATAGGAGAAACTTAAATGTATTTGTCCGAACAACTACAAAAGAAATGGGAAGGCGTTCTGGATCATCCGGATCTGCCAAAGATTTCTGACCCATATCGTAAAGCCGTTACGGCTGTTATCCTTGAGAATCAAGCTCAAGAGATGACCAAGGCTACCGAGATCCTGAGTGAGACCGGTTCGCCAACAAACTTTGCTGGTACAGGTGGTTTTGGTGGCGGCGCAGCTGCTGCTGGTCCTGTTGCCGGTTTTGACCCGATCCTGATTTCGCTGGTTCGCCGTTCGCTGCCAAACCTCATTGCTTATGATGTTTGCGGTGTTCAGCCAATGACTGGCCCAACAGGTCTTATTTTCGCAATGCGTTCCCGTTACAGCTCACAAGGCGGTACAGAGGCATTCTACAATGAGGCTAACACTCAATTTGGTGGTGCTAACACTGCTCTCGCAGCTGCAATTCAAAATCAATTGACCGCTCTGGCAATTGCTGCTAACACAACTGAAACCTTTGTTTCTAACGCTGCACCAGGTGCTGCAATGACCACAGGTTCGGCTGAAGCTCTTGGTGACGGCGCTGCAGGTAACACATTCCAAGAAATGGCATTCTCTATTGAGAAAGTTACCGTTACGGCTAAGACCCGTGCTCTGAAGGCTGAGTATTCTATGGAACTGGCACAAGACCTGAAAGCAGTTCATGGTCTGGATGCTGAAACAGAACTGGCTAACATTCTGTCCACAGAAATTCTTGCTGAAATTAACCGTGAAGTTATTCGTACCATCTACGGTGTTGCTAAACTTGGCGCACAAGTCGGCACGACAACTCGTGGTACATTTGACCTTGACACCGATTCTAACGGTCGCTGGATGGTTGAAAAAGTTAAAGGTCTGGCTTTCCAGATTGAGCGTGAAGCTAACACCATCGCCAAAACGACTCGTAGAGGCAAAGGTAACATTATGATTTGTTCGTCTGATGTTGCTTCTGCTCTCGCAATGGCAGGCATTCTGGACTATCAATCGGCTCTGCAAGGCCAAGTTAACCTGACAGTTGACGATACTGGCAACACATTTGCTGGTACTCTGTTCGGCCGTATCAAGGTTTACATTGACCCGTATTTCCCGGCTGGTTCTACAAACGAATTCGCAGTTGTTGGTTACAAAGGTTCCAACGCCTATGACGCAGGTATCTTCTACTGCCCATATGTTCCGCTGCAAATGGTTCGTGCTGTTGATACTGGCACCTTCCAGCCAAAGATTGGCTTCAAAACTCGTTACGGCCTCGTTGCTAACCCGTTTGCTCAGGGTACCGACCAAGGTCTTGGCGCTTTGACAGCACAATCCAACAACTACTATCGTGGTTTTGCAATCAAGAACCTGATGTAATTGTTAAAGGTCTTATAAGAATAATTATAAAAAGAGACCTCCTTAAAAGACCTGCCCTAAAAAGCAGGTCTTTTTTTATTCATAAATAAGCCTATGACTGATATTATAGTAATGTCTGACTTGCTAGATATACGGGCAAGAAAATTAAAAGAATTGGAATTCTACAATCAGCAGTTAAAAGAACTCCAGTTAAAGATGGTTTTTATTCAACAAGAAATAACTTTGACAAATAAGATTATCAATATGATTGAAAGAGAACAAATCATTGATATTGGTCTGCACATTAAGAAAACTACATGACGGCACTTACACGCAATCCAAGTAATCCTAATCCATTACAACCAAATAAATTTCTATTGACATTTGGCCGTGTTCCAAATATGCAATACTTTTGCCAAAATGTTACGGTGCCTGGCATTTCTTTGTCTGAAGCAGTCATTACAAACCCATTTGTTGATTTGTATTCTCCAGGCGAAAAAGCAATTTATGACTTATTAAATGTTACCTTTATTGTTGATGAAGAACTAAAAGGTTGGTTAGAGATACACGATTGGATTCGTGCAATGACCTTTCCTGTTTCGTTTACAGAATATCAAAAATTGCCTTCATTAAACAAATATCAGTCGGCAAAAAATGATATCAACAAAAAGTTTCCACAATTTAGTGATGCCTCTTTATCTTTATTTTCATCATCAAATAAAGAATATTACCGCTTTAAATTCCACGAAGTATTTCCAACCACACTTTCAACCTTCATTATGAATAGCCAAGATGGGCCTGATACGATAATAACTGCCGATGCCACATTTAGGTATAGTTATTATGATGTTGAAAAATTATTCTAAAACAGCTTGACATTTTAACCTTTCTTTGATATACTCCTATAACAGGAGGTTTATTGGCATGAAAAATCTGGATGAAGTGTTAGAAGAATGGCGTAAAGATTCCGACATTGACCGTACCGAACCAGGTAAGGCATTGTTAGATATACCAAAACTTCACAGCAAATACCTAAATGTTTTATCCCAACATCGTATGCTTGCCAAGCAAGCAGAATTCAACTATAATAAATGGAAAAAGATTAAGTGGGAGTATTACACAGGTAAGTTAGATGATGATGAATTACAGAAATACGGATGGGAACCATTTCCGTTTGTAATTAAATCTGACCTATCTACATATTTGGAAAGTGATGAAGATTTAAACAAGTATATGGCTAAAAAAGCCATACATGAAGAAATAGTGGAAGTTTGCTTAGCAATTATGAAAGAGCTAAATAGTAGGACATATCAGTTAAGGTCATGGATTGATTGGGAAAAGTTTATACAAGGAATATAATTGTCTGATTTAATTGTTCATAAATTAAATGAAGCTTATTTAAAAGTTGATTGTGAAAGAAGTATAGCACAAGAACTTTCATCTTATTTTGAATTTTTTGTTCCCGGATTCCAATATACACCGGCTTACAAAAGTAGAGCATGGGATGGGAAAATACGGCTTTTTGACCTTCGTAATTATACCATATATCATGGTTTAATTCCTTACATAGAAAAATTTTGTGCCGAAAGAAATTACAGCTTAGAGATTGCTGATGCTATCAAGCTTACACAAGAATTCTCAGGTGTTGAGGCATTAGAGTTTGTAAAGACCTTAAATTTGCCACATGAATTGCGTGAGTATCAATGGAAATGTTTTCTTCAGGCTGTTCGCAATAAACGCCAACTCATACTATCACCAACTGCATCAGGTAAATCACTTATCATTTATTTGATTGTTCGTTGGCTACAAGAAGCTGATTTCAAAAGAGGTTTGTTAAT